TATAGAGCCTGCTGTAATTGTATTAGCTACAATTTGAGAGTCTGATATGGCTAGGTCGTTTACAATTTCCCACGTAGTTCCATTACATCTGTAAGGCTTGTTGTTTCCTGTAGTTACTGTTGTGTCAAACAAAATAGCGCCACTTCTAGTAGCGTCACATGTCACATTGGCTAAAGGCTCGTAGTAGGTTTGTATTCCTCCTGTTGGCGCTATGCCTGCTGTGATTGTAGCTTGCGTTGACACGTTAAGATTTGTTTCACCAAAAGCGTCATAAGCAGCATACTTGTAATACATAACATCACCACCTTCAATAGCTGCCTTAGTACCGTTGTGTAAGCCTGAGTCTACTTCATTGATAATAACTAAGTTGTCTATTCCTTTGTATACTAGGTCGTTGTCCGTTATAGTTACAGGAGTCGCTTTAGATGCCCACACTTTATAGCCTGCGAAGTCTGTATCATCAGGTGCGTTAAAGTTCATGTACAATGTATTGAATGTAGAGTTTACTGTCGCTGACGGCGTAGAAGGCGCAGGGTTGTTAGGGTATTTGTTAGCACCTGTCTGAGCATTGCCGATAGTAGCAGGTGATGGACTTACTTGCCCTCTATTGCCACGTTGTGTAACTTCAATTCTAAATTGTCTAAGTGGTGAGCCCGTATTGTCTTCTACATTCTTTTCGTATGTGTAGATGTACTCGTTGTCATGTACTGCCTCAGTTCTTACTAGGGTGTTATCAACCTTCTTAATCTTAACCACGTAATCAGCGAATAGTAAAGGGTCTTGACCTGTTGTGTCGAAGTCATCCCAGACGAACTTAGCGTCTTTGCCTGTAAACTCATTAACCACTGACGTGTTAGCGTCTTGTACAGCGAGGTTAGTGACATTAGGCATTGTTGGTTGAGCTGTAACCGTAATAGGGTCTGTTGTAGAAACTGCCCATGCTGATGTAGCACCGATAGTATTCTCAGCCTTGACTCTTACATTGTAAGTAGTAGCAATTAAATCTCTAATTACAATAGAGTTTCCATCCACATAACCTGCCGATATATACGTACTTGAAGATGTTGCCTTGTATTGCACTAAGTATCTAATAACAAACGCGTCTGTCGAACTAGTCCATGACACATTAATAGCTGCTGTCGGCAGTGTTAGGTTCTCACTAAGGATTACACTTGTTGGAGCACCTACGTTCGATGGGTCAGGAAGCTCTGTGTCAGGGTATGTCGGTGGAGCGGTAGGTGTTGACCACCCGTATACAGTATTTTGATGTTCAATCAAACTAAAACCCACGGTGCCATCCACATTCAGAGTAACGTTCATTACTCTGAAAGGTTTATCAATCCAGCCTGGGGTAGGATGTGTTACATTAATAACATCACCTACTTGTGTTTCAATTCCTTCTGATGAAACCTTGATGGTGCATCGCAATGACTCACGAGATTTACGAGCAAACAACTCAGCTATATCTTGCGCTTGGTAATAGTTTGTGATTGTATTCAGGCTGATTCTCTTTTCTAACTTAAACCCTCTGTCTTCATCAATCCAGTCTGTATGTAAAGTACTACCTTCTTCAGGATAGTCAACAGTATCTAGTTGCCAATTGGCATCAGGATTAGGGAATGTGGCTGTCACCTTATTAAACCTGTCTTTCTTTGACATGCCGTTGATTGATATTCCACCAATAATAGTATCAAGGTCGTATGACTTGTTTGCAGCGTATTCGACTGTAGTTTGCTTGTCTTCAACGATTAGCTTGTAAACACCGTCTGAAAATGGTAATAAACCTCTCATGCCAGATAATAACACTTTAACGTTGTCTAACACCTTAGCGTCTGTATTAAGGTTGGCATTACACCAAAATCTAGAAATCTGCGCAGAACCAACGGTTGTCTCAAGAGCGTTACACTTTGTTGCGGCTGCCCTCCATGAATCAAAGTTAGACTCGAATGCCGATATAGGTAGGCCTTTGCCAAATCTGTCGTTTCGCATATAATCAAGTAGGCAGTCTGCTGGGTTATGAATCCATTCCCACGTGCTTGGTGTGTTTGCCCTGTGCGAACCTGAACCACCGACAGTCGTATCTTTCAGCGGCTGATATACTTTCCTACCCTTAACGATAGCTGTGATTGATGGCAAAGAACTATAAATGTCCTTATTCCATTTCAACTTGCACGCCAAGTATGCCACTCCTTTTAACTTGTGGTCGTTGTTCCAGCTAGGTGCTTCTTTTAATAAAGCATCAGCCACCTGAGTATCTGTCCCTGTGTATTTGTTAATCCATAGGTTGCCGCTAAAGTTAGTAGTCACTACACCGTTTGCCGCAACTGCCAATTCGTCGTCAATATATATTTCTTGGATAGAATCGATGCCACCCTCACATAACACTAGTGCGATGTACAAGTGCTCATGAGTACCGCCTGACGAAGTCTCTACAAACACTCTGACACCGCCTACCTTTCTAATTCCATAGATTACAGGAATAGGGGCAATATTACTTTGTTTGTTTACTAATGTTCCACCATACTGAGATTCAAGGTCGGGCATCTCTGGTGTAAACCATGAAATGACTTCTTCAAATACATCACCAACAAAGGAAAACACATCTTGAACAATGTCAACTGCAGAATCCCATAAATCTTCAACCCAACTAAATAAACCCATTATTCACGACCCCACTTAATATCTTTAACTGTTGAACTAGCAAACTCGAAACCTTTGTCCGTCTCGCCTGAACTTAGGTATCTCTGTTGCTCGTTATGGTTTGTTCTTCTACCTGACACTCTATCAAAATCTGCCCAATGGCTACTGACTGAAACTTTCAACATCGATTTTTCTTCTGACTCACTTAATGAAAACGAAGAAAGATTACCAGAATATATTTGCCATCCACCAATTAGTGCACCGCTTTCATCTAGATACACTCTATGTATGCTTACCGGCTGACCTACTTGGTTGGCTGATAAGAACATTGTTAGAAATTGTTTGTTCACTGCAGACAAGGTAATTGACATTTCACCTACTCTAACATCAGAGCTTTCTTTAGTGGCGTTCAGCCCTAATAAGCTACCTGATGGGGTGTATGCTGATGCGTTGTATGTAATGTCTTGTGCTAGATCAGACAGATGAAACACTGTGGTTACGTTCAACGAATTAGTAAATGTGATGTCGAGTAAATGACCCGATCTAAGGCTATTCTTTGATAGTTCAGCGATAACCGCTGCACTGCTTATTCTACTCATAATGCTTCAATTATATCAATTTCGTACCTGAACAACCCCTCAGTTCCAACAGCAAATTCTTGCTGGTCATTTGCTAAGCTCGCTGTCACTTTGACGTTGTTATATTCTATTGTTGTAGACGTGGTCACGGCTGTAGACAATGGAGGTTCGACTGACATAACGCTACCTGACCAACCCACTATCATGTATACTTTAGAATGATTTGAAAACCTGACGATGTCACCTATTGTGAATGAACCAGTTCCGCCTGATAATGTTATCGCCGTTGATCCACTAGGTTTGTTGTTACATGTCCATGTTCCACCAACAGCGCCTTGTGAGTTACTTAGCAATGGCAGCTTTATAGTGAATGTACCGTAAGAACCCCTGAGCTTCATTATTGTGGCCATTATAGGCATAAACGATGCTCTGGTCATACGCGGGTAAGACAGCGTCATGGACCATCTTTGTGAACCCAATTGTCTTACTTGCCTACGACCACTTAGCGACTCAGATTTAACTGTGGGAGTGTTGGTAGCCATTGTTACGCTATCAAACTTAGGGTCTGACGCACCTTGTGGAAATGTTAATACTGTCATGCTATACCTGCCATTCCTTTATCATTCATTGCTTGATTAATCATGCTTACAATCATTCCTCGACGTTTAACTAACAGTTGGTCAAATCCTTGAGCATCGTTAGCTGTAATATTAAAGTTCACTGTAGTGCCTGACCCTTGGCCTTTGTCGTGGTCAACAACAGTTTCGTTAGGATGTAGGATAGCAGGGAATCCGCCCTTACCATCAACACCGCCTGATCTTGAACCTGAACCTGTAAAACCACCACCTTCAAACGATGCAACAGATAAGCCTTTCGATAATGCATTCGTTGCTGCAATTCCTGCCATAGCAGGGGCTGAGTTAGCACCTAATGTGGCTAACGATACAGCAGCTGCAGCTGGAGCCCACGCGGCGGCTGTAGTAACACCTGCTGCAACATTGGCTCCGGTTACTGTTGCAATTGCTGCTACTGCCGTAGCTGTTTGGGTCGCCTTAGCGGTGCTATCCATAACAGTTGTTGCAGTAGTAAACATCTTTTCTTTAGCCCAGTTGATTGCCATCTGGACACCAGTTTGAATCAACGATCCTAATACTGATGATATGATTGTTTGACCTAATTGTTTCATTGTGTCACCTGCTGACTGACCATACACAATCATTTGAGACATTGCATTACCAATGCCTGTTGAGATTGATCCACCTTCTCCAAACATCTCAGCCATGGATGTGCCCATAGTTTCCCATACGGACTTTGCATCATCCTTCATCGTTTTCATTTTAGTATTGAACGCTGTAGAGAATACGTCTAAGTCAGACAGCTGTTTCTTGAGAGCATCGTCGCCTCCACCATTACCACCCTTACCACCCAATGCTTCCTCTTTGACGTCTTTAAATTCTTTCATCTTTTCTATCTGAGTGTCTAAGCCGGTTGTTAATCCTGATAAATCAAAAGTCTTAATAGCTGTGAAGCTGTTTTTAGCCTCTTTTAACTCTAATTGCAGTTCACGCATTTCCTGCGACATATCTGACAATGTTCCGTCTGTAACAATAGTCCAAGCGGTTACGGGCTTATCCATATCGTTACGAAGTTCTTTTATGTCGTCACGAATATCTTTTATGGGTCTTTTGCCCATCAATGGTAGGCTCTCTAATTGCTTACCGAAATTTAAGATAGCGTTACCCATAGTTTGGAATGAGTTAATGATAGTCTTAGCAGCTTCTAATATCCATATAGCCATATCACGTGCTACTTTAGCGATACCGCCATTGCTATCAAGCTTAAACTCTACCCACTTACGGATTTCATCTGTTACTGTTTTAATAGTTGGTGCAAGCTCTGCTACCGCTCTATTAAATACAGATGTTATATAAGATGTTAGCCTTGTTATTGCATCATTGGCTTGCTCAACGCCTTCAGCTGTTTCACGAGACATAACTAATCCAAGCTTCTCGGCTTCTTTCATCTGTGCTCTTAAAGCGTCTGAACCGTTTTCGATTACGTTAATCATCTCAGCGCCACGCATGCCAAATAGTTTATAAGCAACCTCAGCCTTCTCAGTTGAGTTGGTAACACCTTCCATCTTATCTGCGAAGTCAAACATGACGTCCACAGTTGATCGTAGTGTCCCATCTAAGTTAGTAGCTTTTACGTCGTACCTATTGAATATGTCTATTGCTAGACCCATGCCTTTAGCAGCATCAGACATATTGATAGACAGTTTTTGCACTGCCTTATCTAGCTGCTGAGTACTTAAACCACCTAAACTACCTGCGTGCCTTAACGCTTGCAGTTGCCGTACAGTTACACCGATAGATCGAGACATCTTTATCATCTCATCTGTCGTATCTAGTGATTTTTTAATTAGGTAGCCTAGCGCGGTGACGGTGCCGATCGATGCTAGACCGAATTTAGCAAACGATTTAGCGACACCTTTTACAGCTCGTAGTGTCTTACCTGCTGCGCCGGTTATCTTTCTTAAAGCACTCGTGACTCTCTTAGCACCTGCGACCGCCTTAGACGGGTCAATCTTGATTCCTAATGATGCGATGTTAATTGCCATTACGTTCCCTCTTTAAATCCAAATAAGCCGACCACGTTGTAAGTTCGACTGTGGTAAAGTCCATCACTTCCGCGATAGACTTTTGCAGATGCTCAGCGAGCTGGCAGTAAAAGAATAAGTCGCTATCCGACCTTAAGACTTTTTTACTTCTTCTACCGTGTCGTCGTCATCTGAAATTTGAGGTACAACTCTACCCACTACATCTGGATCCAGAGTACGCATCATTTCAGATAACTCCAAAGGCTTCCAAACTCTTGAGCCGTCTTCGTTCAATGCTCGCATAATAAGAGACATGTACATCGCCTCGGTATGCTTATCTTGAGCATAAAGCTTTAGAATCTCAGATTGTTGCTTCCCGTTGATAGCACCTTTGTAGAATATCTTACCTTTCCACTCAGGTACATCGATTGATTGCAGCTCCTGTGATAACTTAGCTTTAAAGTGCGCCTCAGCGTTCTGCTTAATTCCCATCTATAGACTAGTCCAGGTGATTGCGCCTGTAGATTCAAACGTAAAGCTTCTTTCAACTACACCGTCTAGTGGTACTGAAATACCAACTTCAGACATAACTGCTGTAAGCGCCACGTAAGAATTTGCGTCAGTGTATAACTTCAACGCAACACCAGAATTACCTGCGTCCATTGCACCTTGACCTGCAGTATCAGCGTCATCTAGTTGACAAGTGATTGAACCACTACCTGATTTTAAGCCTGTTGTCTTAACTCTTGACGAATCGCCTAGCGCTGTAATATCAATAACCTCAGCTGTTTCGCTGAATGACCATTCTGTAACACGTGCTACTGTAGCAGCACCAACCTTAACAGAACCTTCGTAACCTTTACTTACTGCCATTTTGTTTCTCCTTTAATTTTACTTCAGGCTCTTGTTGTTCTACCCAACCCGCCTTCTTCATTTTTTCCACGTTCATCGGATGTGGAATAACACCGTCTTTTCCACCATTAGGCGGATATAAAATAATATCTTTCATTCATCTCTCCAATAAGGAATTGTTGCATTAACTTGATACCATACATCAGTAGCGCCTAATATTTGGATGCTTGCAACATCACAAACCACACTACCTAGTTTCTTGCTGTCATATATACTTACAATCATGTCAGCATATTTTCTAGCAGTGTCTGTTCCTGTGTTAATAGGCGTGAATATTTGCACCATAATAACACCACTGTGCCGCTTAATACCACCTAATGCGATATAACTACTGTCGCCATTAACTATGTTCAATCTTATCCATGGCTCATTGCTAGGTATTTTAAATGCAATATTGCCCCAAGAAATAGTAGTCTGATTCCAGTACTCTTTTAGTTGGTTCTCAATTAACAGGCGTTCACTTTCGAATGACATCTTGTATGTGGCTCCTTATTTCGTTAATTGTTACTGCAACCATACCATTGGGTGCTTGCTTACTATGATCACCACCTTCTAGCTTACCAATGTATGGTAATGAATTAGTAATGTAAATAACGTTGTTACCATCACCAGGCTTAATGCTAGCTTCCTTAGCCCTAGGGCTTGAAGGAGGTGTTGAACTGTCAACGTGATTTCCTTCAGAGTCTTTCTTAGCTTTAGTAGTGCTGGTATCAATTTTATTGATACCTATGTTCCAATTAGCTCTAGCGCGGCCTGTGTCTACTGGTGTCTTCTTTGTTAAGCCATTATATGCTATAAATGCAATGTTGCGTACAGCCGCTTCAACGTCGACGTCGATGGCCTGAGCAAACTTCTTGATGTCAGCATTAAAACTCACAACATCCTCGCTACGATCAGTCGCGTCGAAGCACCTACAGGATCTTGTACGATCTGCTTGATCTTATGAGATTCACCATTAAGTTTTACGATGTCGTTAGTGTCGGCAGTAACAGCGAGGTCGGCTGTGGCATATAACACTGACAAATCAGAGGTTATACCTTCAACAATGTCGTTCTTGCCTGTACCTGCTGCACCGAATGCTGAAACAATAGCCTTGAATGTATATTCAGTCTTTGCTTCTGTGACGTTACCAAACATAACGTCGTAATCAGTTACCTGAGTTGACACATACGTAACCGTCTCAGCCATGTCGCCTGTAGTCTTAATAGCAGACTGAACAAGCTTGCTAATTGATGATCGCATGCCCATGTCACGACCTCACTAACGCAGCAGTACCAAACTTAGCGCGTGCATGGATAGTTCCCCATCCCCTTAACATCTCTTGAACAATAGAAGGCATTACGCCTGCTGTATCAGTCTTGTCGAATGTTAAGGAAATTGAACCTACAGACAAACTAGTTAAGCCTTTACCGTCAGCATTACCTGTGGTGTCACCAGACAACAAGTGCTTTGCAAATTCTGCTGTAGCGTTCTTAATTGCTTGTGGAACGATAGAAGAGCTAACAGCAATGCCGTCGCTAGATATACCCGTTCTTCCCCATGCTAGTGCTTGAGTTGTTGTTGCTCTTGAGCCTGACCAGTCGATCTTTTCATCTAATATACGAGTAGCCATTTTTAAGGCTTTCTCTTTATTAGCCCCTGTCGCGGCTGTCCAGTCTAATGCGTATAAATGTGTTGCATGGAAGGCATCAGCGTCTAATACTGAAACATAACTATCCGAAGTAGTGCCGTTTGGAGTTGCGTCTAATGCCATAATTTTTCCTTAATAAGTACCCCCAAGGCAATGAAGCCAAGGGGGATTTCATCAAACCGTATTAGTTTTTAATACCGCTTAACATTGCTAGACCCTTCTCAGAGAAGTTAGCTAGACCGTTGTAGAACTTAATACGAGTGATAGTCTCGTCTTTAGTTTCACTAGAGCCAATCTCTTCAATAGAGATGCCCGCGTTACCAGCAGCAGTTAAGCCAGCGATACCGTGAGTCATTGAACCGTCATCCAATGTACCCATAACAATAGAAGTACAAGAAGTGCTACTACCCTTAGTCTGATTAACAGGGATGTAATCATTACGGAAGATTGGAATACCACGGTAAGTAGGTACTTGAACACCTGAAGGTAAAGTCATAACTTCACCGATACCAGCGCCACCCAATGCTCTAAGCAATGAGTAGTATGAACGAATAGTACGTGCATTCATCATCATGTAGTCAACTGTACCGTCTTTGTCAGTTACCATGTCTAAAGTCTCATCTAACAAATCATAAGATAAGTCAGAACCGTTAGTTGCGCCAGTCTTAGTTTGACCTGCAGCTACCAAAGATAACAAACCTGTGATTTGGTTACTAGCACCAGTACCATTGATTAGTTTATCTTGGTAAGCACGACCAATTGACTTAGCTTTAGAAGCAACTTGCGCTGCTTTCTGATCAGTAATGTTTGAACGTGTTGCTTGGATTAAACCATTTACTTCAGCGTCACCAACCAGCGTTGTTAACGTAGATGTCACAGTGTTGAAAGTTGCTGCTGCTTTACCTGCAGAAATAGTTGAACCTACGCCAGTCCACTCAGCTGCGCCTAATGCATTCTCACGGTTGTAAGATAAAGCATTACCATCAATTGATTGGAAAGGTAGGATGTCATAAAAAGGATTTACTGTAATGACGTTTTCAATAACGCCGGCTACAAGCATGTCCTGTGAAAGTTTAGCTGATTCAGCTAGAGTTACAGATGCCATAAGGAATCTCCTATATATATGCCCCGTTAATTAGTTTTATAGGGCAGTAAAAAAATATTCTGCTACTATATCACCACGGGTTCTATGTAGGGTCAAACGCCAAACGATGGCAGTTGCCCTCATTATACTAAGAAACGAGTACGATGTTAAATTAATTTAAAATAAAAAACCCCTCTTTCGAGGGGTAAAAATCTAACTTGAGGAGAGAGGTTTTTATTTTACTCACAGGGAGTGAGTTTATTTGGCAAATCCCAGTTGAAGTTTCTCTAAGGCTGTTAAGTCTTTAGATCCTGCTCCAATAAAATTCTTACCATGTTTGGAGTCACTGCCTTGTGACGACTTGAACAAATGAGGTGCTAAGTCTTGCTGACCTTTAACCCATTCTGCTACCGTCATAGGTTCTGCTGATGAGCTGCCATAAATTGTATTACCTTCAGAGTCATGAGCAACCGCTTGGCCATCTACAAGATTGAATACTGCCTTAGAACGTAAAAGAATATCATCGATCGCTGTTTCAACTACACCTGATTTAATAGCTGAGTCTCTGACAGCACCATCGATAACTAACCCTGCTAGTTGGCTGTGTAAAGTAGTGTTCTCACCTTTAACTTTGGCTAAGTCTTCGTTGTGTGCCTTGATCATAGCCTTGGTGCGTTCTTCTAATAGCTCATCAATCTTGCCTGCGTCTATCAACGTCTTGTCTTTATGCTCTTGTTGTTGCTTTAACAGATCGTTGTAGTTATCTAAATCGACGTCGCTGAATTTAGCACTTAACGTTTCCATGTCTTTTAACAGCTTGACATTGTTAGTACGAAACTCGTCTAATTTAGTTTTAGTTTCTTCTGATTTGTTTTGTAGGTCTAGGAATTCTTCTTCTGTATAGGTCTTAGAGTCGCTCATATTTTATTCTCCGAATAATTGATTATTGTCACTGACAACAGTATTATATCTCAAAAACAATTTAGATAATATTAAATTGTTTAGCTTATTTAATACCTAGTTTGGTTTCCAGTTGATCTAGAGTTAGAGGGTTTCCAGACTGATTGGTTAGGTCGCTAAAACCTAATTTACCACTATTCCATAGTTCGCGTTTCTTAACACCTAGCGCTTGCTCTTGATAAGACTTGGGCTTGGTCTTTAGCCATGCTTCATAACCTTTTTTCTCTGACACTTGACCGTCCATGCTAGCACGTGTTGATTTAGGGATCTCTTTAGCATTCCTACTACCTAACTCTTTAAAGCTTTTTGTTATAGCAACGGTAGTAGATCTGCATCCCCAATGAGCCGTACCACCAGGGTAGGCCATGTCGTGCCCTAACGGGTTGCCGTTTAAATCCCACTGTGCACCATCTAAGGCTTGGCATACATCAGACGTCCTGTTGTCTAACGTTGATACCCATTCAATACCTTTAATGATGTCGCTGTTGTCTCTAAATGTTTGAAGCCTAGAATCATTTGCAACAGACTGAACACTTGTACGTACTAATGCTTCTGCGCTCCTGTAGTTGCCGTTCAATACGCTGTCTTTATATTTATTAGCCTTTGTACCTCTTAAAGAACTAACGATCTGCGAAGTAGTGTCACCTCGTAACATACCTTGCCTAACAGTATCTGTAAACTTGCCTCTCAACGCTACACTTCTTCTTGACCACCATTCTTTAGATGGTGCACCTTCAATCAGTGTGTTTGATACTATAGCTTTGAGTTGTTGGCTGCTCATTGCAACGCTTAAGACTTCAGCCTTGATGCCTGTGTTTATAGCCCCGACAGACTGGGCCTCTGATATTGCTGCAACTTTAGATAAGTCAGAAGCGACCTTTTTAGAAATCTCTTTATACGCAGATGCTATTGTTTCTTTCGTCTGTTTAAGTAAAGCAGCTAGCCTCTTAGTCTTTGTCTGCTGACGAAGAGCGTCTAATAACTTAGATGCTTCTAAGTCTTTGATCAACTGCCTTTCTAGTTTCTTCAGTTCTGCCACAACCTCACGTTGTATTGAAACCTCTAATCTAGATAGATCTACCGAGTGACCTATTATCTCATCGAGAATAACATCGTTTACCGACATTATGCAAGCTCACCTGCTTGCATGTCAATACGGTCTTTCTCATCTTCTATGTTTACACCAGGCTCTAGAATTTCACCCCGCTTCATGTTGTATAAGAATGTTTCGTGACTGATAGCTCCTGACTGCCATGCTCCCATTAACGAGGTCATGTCTTGTGCGCCAATCTTAGTATCTACAAAGTCTGTGTTCAACTTGACTGTAATGTCACCTTGTATGCCTTCCCATTCTGCCATAACTTGCAGCGCTGTTTGGATGGATGTCTCTACCGACTTGACCGTGCTAATCAATGTAGATGCTTCTGCATTCTGTCTCAGTCTAACAGTGTCTGACGCTTCTATTCCTGCTTTTTGCGACTGCAACAGTTGAGCTCCTAGAGAAGCCATCATTGATCTCTTCTCGTCCATAGCAACTTCTAATGCACGCAGACCTTGACCACTAAACTCTAAATATCCAACCTTTGATTGCTCGTTAGGTAACACCCATGCTGAACCTGAGCCAATAGTTAACTCGCTGTCAATGTCAATACCTGTAACGTAAGGCGTAGGTAAGGCTGTGAAGTGTCTACCATGCTCTAAGTCTGCTGATGTTCTATACAGAGACAAACTCATATCAACTAACGCCAACAAAGGTGGTTTACCAGGCTCTAGATTTAATCCGTCGCCACTTATAGCTATAAACGGAATACCATCTAAAGCATCACCTCTTGTTGTAGGATAAAACTCTTCATGAACAGCCCAACCACTGTGATCACGCCAAACACGTACAACATACTTGCCTTCATCATCTAATGTTAGTTCTCGATATTGAATTGCATACTCTGACTTGTACTTGTCTTTTGGATCTACCTTCTTGTAGGTCTCTTGGATAACGATTGTGTCATCTAACCAGTTTGTAATTTGTTCAGTTGTGTAGCCTGTCAAATAAGGGCGATCTTCACTTCTATCAACCAATATGCCTTGACGACCCATTAACAACTGCTCTGATAACATCATTGAGATGAAATCGTTTATAGATACACCTGTTCCTGTTATGTCTCTAAATAATCCTTGAAGCTTTTCAGGTGCTTCGATGATTGGATCAACCCTCATAACTGCACCAATTAAACCTGACACAGTTCTCTCAATACCATTGTAATACACAGCTCTAAGCCTGTATGCTTCGTATTGCCCTCTGTCTTGGCCGCTCAATTTAGGTAAGTAATTTATACCTTTGTCTTTAACAGCGTCACTGCCCTCAAAAGAGTCTCTAATTCTTGACCACTGATGTGTTGCTTCCATGTAGTATGGATGTTTTGATTCAATTCCCATGTTATATCCCTATCACTCTTGCTAGTTTTGGTTTACCTTTACGCTTAATCATCGGTTGTAACGCATAGCGTAACGCGTCAATATAGTGGTTATCGCTGTCAACAATTTGAGGTAAAATATCGCCAGTAAGTTTATCTACTTTGTAGCTGTATTTCATAAATTCGCTTGCCACTTCAATACATCTTTCATGAATATTAATTTGTCTAAAACTTCTAATGAATTCAACGCCATCCTCAATACTTCCTGCCCACTTATGAACAGATTCAATATGATAGCCTTGTCTCTTAACAAAACTAATTGATTCTGGCCTGGCGCTGTCAGCCCTGATTATATATCGTTTTGCGTCAGGTATTGCATCAATTAATTTGTAAGTATGATCAAGCTCAACCTGTGTACCACCTGCTTCTTGATCAATATACAGTTCGTCTCCTACGATGAAACACCTGACTATAACCGTAGGATCCTGTGAGAAACCCCAGTCTAATCCTAAATAGAACGTAGCATTGACAGGAGTCTCGAATGCGCTAATCTTATATTTCTGCCTAAAGATCTGAGAACTAGAGAATGTCTTGCATTCACCTTCCCAAATATGTAGGTATTCCTCGTGATCTATTTCTTTTAAATAGTCAACTTCGTCTTGTAATTCCTTTGTAAAGAAAGGGTTATCATAGTAATTTACCTTTTTAAGTAAAATTCCGTCCCTAGGATTAACTACAAATTTCTGATAAGTTGGGTCGCTATCTAGATTAGGATTGAAGCTAATCCAAATCTCAGATCCTCTTTTTCTGATAGTTGGAATGAGGATGTCCCATGATTCGTGGGTGATCTTCTGTGCTTCCTCCACCCAACAAATATCAATGCCTTCTAAGGATTTGATCTGCATAGGATCATGCCTCAAACCATGGAAAATAAACTCGGTCCCATTGGCCCCTGTAATTGTGTCTCTAGTAATCCTATAAAACTTGCCAAGGTCAAGCTCGTCAATGCAAGTACTAAGCAACTGATGAACTGACTGCCTAATAGAACCTTGAATCTCTCTAGTACACAAGATCCTGATCTTCTGTTTAGCCCCTATGATAAGTAAGGCAAAAGCAAAAGACCATGATTTACCAGCACCACGGCCGCCGTAGAACACCTTGTAGCGGTTAGGTTCGAACAAGTCTTTGAACGGCTTTGGTATTGTAACCAAATTATTCAATAAACTGTACCGTCAAACTTAAATCGCCATCAACGTCAAGCTCGCGCCTTTCAACGTAGCCCCTATCTTTACCCTGTGTCTTAAGAAAGAAAATAGTCGAAGGCACGCCGCCTTCTTTAATTTGCTTGTATAAAGCCGACTCACCGAAATCAAGAGCAACCTCTTTAATCCATGCAACTTCAGTCGCGTAGTCTTTATCATCGACCAACCATTGGTAATGTTCTTGCCTATGTATTCCGCAATCACGACACGTAGGTGTAACAATACCCATGTTATTCTCTAATGCATCTAAAAAAATCTTCTTACGCTTGGCCCTTCGCTTATCTCTTGCTGCGTTAGCCTTTGACATATCTGATGCCATATTACCTCCAGTAAATTAACAATGTAAAACATTATACCACAACTAAACTGTTACCACATAAAACCGATTATACCAAATTCTATTCCAAACGCACTTTTGTATTAGTCTTATGATCTTTTATATATTTTTATATATTTTTATATATTTATTTATATTTAATCTATTTATATTTTAATTTGGAATAAGGAATAAAAGATAAAGAAAGGTAATAAATAAAAGGGTTTCAAGCGATTCCAAAAAAATTAGGTTTTGGAATAAATTCCTTTATTTTGGAATTTGCCATGAATCTCTAATCTCGTCGTTGCTCATTTGGTGATGTAACCACACCCAAAGGGCACTACCATTAATGTATATTCTCTTGCTTCTTTTACTATATCCTAGCTTCATCATGACCTTTCTTATCTGGCCTTTACCTAAATCTAACTCAGGATGGTCAAACAAAATAGCTTCGTTAATACTCCTTTGGCTAATACAATCCGCTGTGATATTCTTTCCACCCGCCTCGATTATGTCTCTAATTTCAACTAAACCTTCAAACCCAGATTCCTCAGTTGTCACCATAGACCTCTTGTGTTCTGTCATAGGTGCTTGCTTAGTGTTTAAAAACTCTTCAGTGATGTCATACTCTAAGAACCACTTCCTTATCTCTGCTGCATGCTTTCTCATTCCACCAAATAACAGATCAAAATGTTCGTCAGCACTCATGCCTACGTGTTTCGCCATCTCATCCAATGATTTAATCTCAACAAATATCACCCACCACCGCCTATCAACCTCATCCATTGGCAAAGCGTCTTTATCGTTTGTGAAGCAAATGTAGTTTGCAGTGTTATGGGTCATGTAAGGTTTAACGCCTTTCTCATTGATCTGAATCATCTCGTCAGTAATCAATGGCTTTAACGCGTTAACTACCTCATAGCGGTTGTGGCCGCGTACACGTAACTCTTCAAGTACATTAACTACGACGTTACTTGCCCAACCGTTGAAGTTTGATGAAACTTGCATAGGATTAACTGTACCGATATTTCTAACGCCTATCATCGACCTTAGCAATTGACCGAAGAATGATTTACCAACACCTGGAATAGACTGAATCACTGGCGCCCATAAAATTTTCTTACCTGGGTATTGAACTTGATGAGCGATCCATTGTAGGAAGAAAGTTGCGTCATCATCATTTCCACATATGAATCTAATGTGTTTATTAATAACTTCAATGCTTTCCAAACCCTCGTCAGTGAATACCGCTGCCTCTAAAGGGACTGTATGAGGGTTAAAGCAATTCAATACTTTGCAATTATCTATATAAGCGAATCGATCTTTACATGTGGGTAAGAATGCTACCGCATCTACCTTCTCAACAAACCCGTTTTCAGTGACGAAGGCATTAGCCGGCTGCTTTCCTCCTTGAGGTCCAAATGGTACCTTGACACCGTTTTCAATATTGAACGATTCAGCCTTATGGACATTGAAGGTTTTAAGATTCATAAACCCTGCGTGCGAGTTGACGTAAACCCAATTATCACACCACTCTGGTTTTTCAATGCCTTCAATTAATTCGCCTCTACCACCTCCAGCTGAGATCATGTTTCTTACATCGCTAACTTTAAGCTGTACGTCTTCTAGGAACCTGATGCGCTGTTGTAATGGCTTGACTAATCTCTCACGATCATGTGCAGTTAGATCTTGCTTTTTGATTCTAGGGCACACAGACAGTCTCAAGTCTTTGACAGTACTACAGTTAATGTCGTTTATTAATCCTACAATTACTCCGTCTGTTGCATCATAATCAACCTCACGGGCCATGTGTGAAACAGTGCCTAATGTTACACCACCTCCAGCTACAAAGCTCTTCCATCGTTTACTGGTTTCATCTTCAACATAATTCTCAGCGCCTCGACTCCAGTCTTCCCACAATTCAAGACCATCAATTGGATGCCAATGATGTAACGCCATACCGATTCTAACCCATTCGTCATTACCAACACCAGGATCTAATTTATTAAGGATCTCAATAACCGTATCCTTTCCCATCGTACTATTACCTATAAGACCTTCAAAGTCTCCTAACCCTTCGCTGATACCGTTGCCGCTGTTCGTCTTTATGTCTTTTCTAGACAATATAGACAGGATAGCATCGTCACATTTCTCTTGTTTAAACTCGCCAAACAAATCATCTGACCATGTATACTCGCCAATCTCAGTAGAGCTGCCAACGATAACACACTGAGAACCCTTAGTCAAGAAGTCTATCCCTGGGAATTCTTTCAATGTTTTCTTTAATTTGGTGCCAACCTTAATGGCAGGTATATATAAATAAACATGAAAGCCACCTGAAGGTGTAAACACAGTTGGCTCCAAATCAATGCCGATAGTCTTAGTAAATGACTCAAAGCTTTTATCACCACCATTACGAGGATCCACATCAATGACCAAATCATCTTCACCTATAACCCAGCCTAAGTTACCCCCGTGGTTAAAAAGTTTGTCGCTGCTTACTTTCTTACTTGTCCAATTATCTAAAATCGGTCTTTTCCCTGATAATACTGTCAGTTGCTTCCCTGAAGCTAGATACTGCTGTACCACTGATCTATTGATCATTCTCCCCTCCTTTGTTATTAGCCTAGATCTAGTTGTGAACTTCTTACATAGTTACTAACAACAGTTAATGTTCCGATTGTATAATTTGCCTCAACGCCGTCAGCAAGGCGCTTTAGTGTTGGATACGACACACCTATTTCTTTGCCGATTTGATGTAATCGTTTATCTTTTAAACCTTGCTGAATTAAATCAAAGCTTAATATATCTTTATCGTACATTTTTACTCCTTTATAACGAAAAATCACATTATATATTATTTAACAAAATAGAAAATATTAATTTTTTTGTTAAATATATTTTACAAACTCTAAAAAGTGTGTATAATGATCCCAACAACACAATAAAATGATAAAACGGAGAAACTAAAATGGTAACACTAGATAAACAATTAGAACTTGAAGCTCAAATGTATATGTTCTGCTTAGATGCATTACAAGAAAATATTAACCATGCAAAACAAAAACGCCAATTCACGAAGAAATTCGGACTCGCTGCTACTAAAAAGCATTGGGATGAAATGGTGACATTTGCTTGGGGAGAATAGAATGCAAACGGTAACAATAGATGTTAGGGGACTTATGAAGCAAGGCGCTAAAGAAAGTGAAAAAGAAATAGAAGCATTAAAAAGAGAAATAGTCTTACTGACTAAGCTGTTCGAACTGCAAGAAGAAGCGTTGAACAGGTACGAAATTATTATTAATAAATATCAAAAAAAGGAGATAGACCGTGTCAATAGAAAACGAAATTAAAAATTTAACAGCAGCGGTTGCAGAATTAACTGCAGCAATCACAAATAGCGAGATTAAACCTAAGAACGAGGTTATTACAGCCATTGAAGATTTAGCATCTGAACCTGAAAAGGTTAAAGAAGCTAAGCCTGTTAAAGAAGCTGAACCTACTGAATCTAGCGTGACAGCCCAGGATGTTAAAGAGCTAGCAAAGAAAAAGATGGCAGAAGGTGTTGAACGCTCAGCTATAAAAGCGTTGATTGTTGAATTGGGTGCTGGGTCTATTGCCGATCTTGACGCGTCAGGTCTGGTCGTATTTAATGACCGTTTAGGTGTGATGTAATGGAACTATTTGAATTTCTAATGGGAGTTTCAATACTGTACTTTGCATCGTTGCTTTATATGATCAATGAGGATTTTAAATGACTGATAAAATATTTGGATTAATAGGTATTGTATTTGTGACAACTTTTGCAGTAACAGTATTCATGGTTCTATTGGTTTTATTCTTAGAAACATGGGAATGGATTAACTTTAAATTGTCAGTGTTATTATGATCGAACATGCAAAACTATCTGCCAGCGGTTCAAGTCGCTGGCTTAATTGCCCTGGTTCAGTTAAGGCTGAAGAAGGTTATCCTAATCAACCATCTTCAGCGTTTGCTTTAGAAGGTACCAGAGCTCATGAAGTTGCTGATCTCTGCCTCAAAGCAAGCTGCGATGCTGACGTCTATATTGGCAAGAAGGTTCTTGACGACGTGATAGATGCGGGCATGGCTGGTTATGTTCAAGAATATCTAGACTATGTCAGGAGCTACGAAACGGCAACAAGCAAGTTATTCACTGAAGAACGCGTTGATTTTTCGCATGTCGTGCCCGGCGGCTTCGGTACTTTAGATGCTGCAGTCTTAGATTACGATACTAAGACTTGTCATATCTTCGATCTTAAATACGGTAAAGGTGTTAAAGTCGATGCGTTTGAGAATACCCAAGCGCAAATGTATGCAATAGGTTTAGAAAGCGAACTATCATTTTTAAGTACGATTGACAAGTTTGTACTTCATATTGTACAGCCTAGGATTTATAATTTTTCTTCTTGGGAAATATCAACTTATGATTTATTAGGGTTTAGCAATTGGGTTGCAAAAATTGCAGCAAAAGCCGTGTCTGGTGAAGCTGAAAGATCTCCAGGGGAGAAGCAATGTCAATGGTGCAAAGCCAAGGGTGATTGTAAGGCTCTTTCAGACTTCACAACTAAGATTATAACGTCAGAATTTGATGACCTTGATGACCTCGACGTTGATTCATTAAATGATGGTCAAAAGAAAACCATATTAGATAACAAGAAGCTTGTAGAGACGTTCTTGAAAGCTGTTGAAGCGTCTGTGTTTGATCAATTAGATCAAGGCGTAGAATTTAATGGCTATAAATTAGTTGAAGGCAGATCAATACGTAAATGGAATGCTAAAGCCGAGCATAAACTTATTAGAAAGTTAGGCACTAAAGCTTATAGCAGGAAGTTAATTGGTATCGGTGCTGCTGAAAAAGAGTTAGGTAAAGACTTTATAAAAGAGCTGACTATCAAGCCTGAAGGAAAGCCAACACTGGCGCCGTCATCTGATAAGCGTTCAGCTATAGATTCTGATTTATTTGAAAAAATTAACTAAAATATATTTTACAATGCCTAAAGCTGTGTATAATGATCTCAACACGGCAATAATGTTGATGTTACTAAAAGGAATAAAATGATGAAAACAATTAAATTAATAAAAAGCGAATTTAAAGATGTCCATACAAATGATGATGTCTATACTTTGACTGAGGTAGGTTATTTATTTGTCAACGGTTTTGCTAATGTCACAAAAGATCTAGATGAATGGATAGCAGTGTTATATGAAGGCGACTACGACTACGCGTCTCATAAGGCTTGGGGTAAAACTCCAAAAGAAGCGGCAAACAACTTACTTTCTAACTTTGACCTTAAAATTGGCATGGAGGTATAATTGTGGCAATATTAAAACAAAATCCATGGGTAAAGACTCAGCAAGCTTATTTGTTACAAACGGAATTAGTTAATGCCCACGGGTTTACGATGGCCGAGATGCCGGGAATAACCTCCTCAGTGTTTGCTTATGTCAGTGCAGACACGGATGCAACGATAACTAGCATGCAACACCAGATATCGTTTAGAAATACGAGCTTGTCTACGTTAAAACGAGCTGTTATTTGGTTATTGGATAACAAGCTAATATACCAAACAACTGGTTATGATAAACGCGTCAGGTTATTAAAAGCAGTGGAGGTTTAATATGAAAATTTATAATGTGATTCAATTGAGCAAAAACTATGACGTTATCAAGGTGAGAATCGGCTTGACTAAAGCTCAAGCATTTAAGGTCGCTGCCCAGATGAACAAAGAACAAACAGATCATTCTCAAAACTTATACAGGGTTGAAGAAGAATTAAACTAAAAATGAAATGTAGGTGGTTTCTATTATTCCTTGAGTTAGTCTCCATTTCCACCTACATAATCTAAGTTTGGCAGCTTAGGTCTGATGATTTAGCCAATTTAATATAAATACAAGGAGAAATACAATGTCTAAAATGATGTTAAAAAATGTACGTTTATCATTCCCATCAATCTTTCAAAAAGCAGAGTTCGATGGTAATATTGGTAAATACGAAGCAACATTCTTAATCGATAAGTCTGATACTAAAACTAAGGCGATGTTAGATGAGGCAATTGCTGCTGCGATTGCTGAAGCTAAGGTTAAAGTTACTGGCGACAAGCGTTGTTTGAAAGACGGCGACGATTCAGAATACGACGGCTATGCAGGGAATTGGTCTTTTAAGGCTGCGAATTCTAAACGTCCTACCGTAATTGGCAGAGACAAAGCACCGATTATCGAAGAGGATGAGAAAATTTACGCAGGGTGTTACGTTAATGCTGTTGTAGATCTTTGGATTCAGAATAACAAATTTGGCAAGCGTGTGAATGCTAACCTTTACGGAGTGCAGTTCGTAAAAGACGGTGAACCATTTGGCATGGGTGCTACTGATGTATCTGATGATTTCGACGATCTAGACGACCTATAGGTTACTGGGGTCTTCGGGCCCCTTTTCTATTATGAATAATTTTGTCGTCCTCGACTGTGAGGTTTACCCTAACTATTTCTTAGTGGCTTTTAAGAATATTGACAACAATAAGGTTGTTACTATTGAATCAAGAGGTACTAACAAATCACTAACCCCTGACGCTATTAAAAAGCTCAGGACTATTATGCATAAGCGGCATACGTTTGGATTCAACAGCGTCAAATACGATATGCCAATTATACTGTTTGCTCTTAAAGGCAAGACTTGTGAAGAAATCCATAAGCTTTCTGATTATATTATCCTTGAGAATTCACCTGCGTGGATGACAATGAATAGGTTTGATTTGGTTCAACCTAATACTATGAAGCATTTTGATATTTCAGAGCCTTCACCTGGAGTTAGAGTTAGCCTCAAATTGTATGGAGGTCGTATGAACTCTAAACGGCTCCAGGACTTACCTATCGCTCCTGGTTCAACGTTAACTAATCAAGAGATGGATAACACTCTTGATTATTGTATCAATGATCTGAATACAACCATTGATCTTTATAGAAACGTCGAAGACAGGATGCAATTGCGCTTCGACATGTCAAAACAGTATGGGCAAGATCTTACGTCGAAGTCTGATGCTCAAATTGCAGAGGTTGTAATTAAATCAGAGCTAACTAAAAAGCAGCCAGGTAAAAAATTAAGAAGGCCAACAGTTCCTAGCGGCAAGACATTCAAATACAACGTTCCTGAATATATTAAATTTGAAGGTCAGCAACTTAATGAAGCGCTCACATTTATACGTCAGCACGACTTTGAATTAGATGGTAAAGGCTCTATTAAATTGCCTGATGAGCTTAAGAAGATGAAGATCTTACTTGGCGAATCCAAATACCAATTAGGGATTGGCGGTATTCATTCAACTGAAAAGAAACAAACAGTTGTACCTACAGAGAACCAAGTGCTTTGTGACCGTGACGTTGCTGCATATTACCCAAGTATCATATTGAATTTGAGATTATACCCAAAACATCTAGGTCCTAAATTTCTTGACGTATACCAAGAAATTGTAACAGAAAGATTAGCTGCTAAAAAATCAGGCAATACTGTTGTAAACCAATCACTTAAGATTGTTATTAACGGATCATTTGGAAAACTAGGCAGCAAATATTCAATTCTTTATTCACCTGACTTAATGATGACTGTTACATTGACAGGCCAATTAGCTTTGTTAATGTTAATTGAAAAATTAGAAAATGCAGGAATAAGCGTTGTGTCTGCTAACACTGATGGATTTGTGTCATTAATGTCACAAAGCAAATACGAATTGTATGACGACATCTGTTTTCAGTGGGAACTTGACACGTCATTTGAGTTAGAAGAGAACCGTTACAAAGCGTTATATTCTAGAGATGTTAATAATTATCTAGCTATAACTAAACATGGTGCAAAAGGTAAAGGCATATTTACACTGAACCAATTAAGTAAGAATCCTCAAGCATCTATATGTGTTACTGCTGTTATGAATCTACTTACTAACGGAAAGCCAATACGTTCAACCATCATGGAATGTGATGACATCACACAGTTCCTGACTATTAGATCTGTAACAGGTGGTGCAGTTTGGAGAAATGAATATTTAGGTAGAGTTGTTAGATGGATTTATTCTACTAACGGCGAACAAATAAGTTATAAGAAGAATGGCAACAAGGTTGCAAAATCTGATAAGTCTAGACCTATTATGGAACTATCTGGAATGGTTGATGATATTGACTATGATAGATACATTACAGAGTCTGAGAACATACTCGAAGACATTGGACTAAATAATTTATAAAATATAATTTAGTTATTGTAAAATTAATTTATAATTGAACTTTTAAAACAACAGGAGAAAAAATGAAAGAAAACACTTTTACAACATTAGTTCAAAAAATGCATCTAAAATTCGGCATGACCCACCGTCACGTTAAATGGTCTGAAGAAGAAAAAGATTTCAGAATAACGTGTCTGCAAGAAGAGCTAGACGAGTACATTGACGCAGAGACTAAAGAAGACGAATTAGATGCCTTATTAGATTTAGTTGTATTTGCAATAGGCACTGCTGAAAGACAAGGAATGTTAGAAGTATTCGAAGAAGGATTCGAAAGAGTTATGAGAGCGAATTGCACTAAAGAAGCTGGCCCCAATAAGAAGCGAGGAAGCTTTGCACTAGATTTAAGAAAACCTGAAGGATGGCATGCGCCTGATCTGTCTGATTTAGTTGCTGATCATCCTCAACAAGACTTATTTTTAATGCCGGAGAAATAATATGAATATTGATGAAACACTGAAACAAAGAGGTGGTCGTTATGGGTCACTTGAAGATAACGCTGACGTCGCACAACTGCTTATGAAAGTACTAAGTGCTTACGGACCTAATTACGATCAATTACAAAACCCGCATAAAGAAGCGTTGCACATGATCTTCCATAAGATCGCAAGAATGGTGTGTGGTGATGTGATGTATTCCGATAATATGCATGACGTTGCAGGATACGCTAAGTTATTGGAAGATTGGCAGATTGAACAAGGTAATAAAAATGGATAATTTTACGGTACGCGATATTAGAGACGAGTTTATTAAGCTGAAAGGCGAAAGGGAATTTTCAGACAACGGTACATACGAAATTATCAATGCTACTTTTATCGCCGACGAATCTACTATCTTTGGCAGCGTCAACGAAGACTATGCCAAATGTGAATTCTATTGGTATATGAGCCAAAGCCGTAACGTCTTTGATATGCCTTGCACGACGCCTAAGATTTGGAAAGACGTGGCAGGCTATGATGGCAACATCAATTCTAATTACGGCTGGTGTGTATTCTCAAAAGAGAACCATAACCAATTTAGGTCAGTAGTTAAGACTTTGCAGCAAGATAAATCATCTAGGCAAGCAACGATGATTTATATCAGACCCACCATGCACATCGATTCTACGTTTAATGGGTGTCGTGATTTCATGTGCACTTATTCAACCCAGATCTTTATCAGAAATAATAAGCTGGATTACATAGTTTATATGAGATCTAATGATGCAGTATTTGGATATAAAAATGACAAATACTGGCACGATATGGTTCACGACATGCTTTTAGCCAAATTGAAAGACACTTATTCAGAATTAACTAAAGGGAATTTATACTGGAATGCTGCGTCGCTTCACGTGTACCCTAGACATTTCGACTTAATAGAGGACTAGCATGCCAACAATAATAATTAACCCTTTCACATCTATACCAAAATCAGAGAAGTCTCACGTTAGAGGTTGGTCAATGGTTTGGTCTCAGAAATTAGCAGGAGCTACTGTAGGCACCAAAGATGCAGATTTGTCTAACTACGACAAAATATGTATTGACCATGGGGTTAATTTCTCAGGATCAATGAACTTATTCGGTGGATTTAATGACGAAGTTGCCAATAGAGTTTTAGATCTAATCAACGCTTGGAAGAATGGCGCAAAGATTTATTCATTGGATCACGATGTAGCTTACTGTAACTACACAAGCCAGGTAGAAAAACGGGTGGGTGCTAAAACTACTTCTGATCTTGTAGACTTTGATTTCTTAGAAGATCTTGAAAACATGTTAACATCCGCTGAGACTCTTCACATGAACCACATAGGATTAAGTACTATGATCTTGGGCGATAGTCACTCAGTTGCTTATTCAGGTAAGACTGATGTTATTAATAGAATTAACGGGCAGCTACTTTACTCGGCAATGAAAACTACTATACACGATTTCATTCTCGGGTATGACCCCTCTAACTATAAACATATAACCTTATGTTTAGGATCTATCGATATCAGGTTCCACGCTCTACAAGATGAAAGAATGTCAGCTAAAGAGTTTGCAACAAAATATGCTGAGCAGGTGATTGATGCACAAGAAAGATTAGGTGTTAATATTTCTGTGTGTGCTCCTGTTCCGATTGAATTTGAAGAGAGACGTTTGCCTAAAACAGGGCAATATAACGGTGTCAATTTCACCGGGTCAAGAGACGAACGATTGGCGTATACGATGGAGTTCATTGAAACGTTAGACTCGTACTGTTGCGACTTCGATTTGATCATGCCACCTAAAGAATGGTACGAAATGGATGGAGAGAAATACGCAAAAGATATTATGGAACTATCGTCATCAGTACATGTAGCACCTAAAAACTATAGATCAATAATAAACTGGAATAAATAATGGCGACAAGACAAGAAATAGCACTGGCAAGAAAACCCTACACGATAACAGAATCGAATGTAAATAAGGATGTTCCTAGCGGGTATAATTTGCAAGAAGCCAAAGATTATTACTTAGAATTGTATGGTAACTTCGAATCTAAATTACCTCCACCGGAATTTTATCCATCTCCTGAAAGAGACGACATTTTTATATTGGATTTTGCTAAAGGCCCTGCAGGATTGAAGTCGTATGGTGCTGAGAAGTTTATTGCTGAACATCCTAAGAAAGTACTTGGATATGCAGCGCCTAGGGTTGGTCATGCTGCAGAAGCAATTGCTAGCCTTTCTGAAATGTACGGCAAAAAAGCAGTATTCTTTGCAGCAGCTTCGAAGCAAGTGACTGCCCACCAAGCTGTTGTTTTAGGGTATAAAAATACAGAGCTGAGATTTGCTAGAATACCCGCCATGCCTACCTTGAATGTTTGGATCCAATACTGGGCAAGAAACTTTAAAACTGCTGCGTTGCCGTTTGGTTTAGCTAAGACTCCTGAAGTTACTGCCGGCTTAGTCAATATGTGCGACTATCATTCAATGATCCATGGCGAGCCTACTGAATTCTATTGTGCAGTATCTACAGGTACAATGATCAGAGCATTGCAAATAGGTTGGCCTAATTCTAAAGCAGTAGGTGTTGCTGTCGCAAGAAACATTCAAACTGGAGAAAAAGGCCCTGCCAAGGTCACTACATACCATAGAGGGTTTTACCAAACATCGGACCACATGCCTGAATTTAATACGACGGAAACTTATGACGCAAAAGCGTATAAGAAGTTTATTGATGAGGCTAAACCTGGAGCTGTATTTATCAACGTCGGAAGTGATAAACAAATAACAAACCGCCTAAGAAAAGTCAAAGGTTGGAAAAATATAGACGGCATTAGAGATTGGGGAAACCAGTCTGCATTTGAATACGCTTTTGGAGAATATCCTGATGATAAATAAAACAAAATATTACGATGAGTTTTTACGCTATTATGAAATGGCAGAATGGCAGCATAATAATTGTAACCTTGGAACAGTGCCATACGAAGATACTCCATGGGATGACGATCTAATTAAGAACGTAAGGCTTTACGACGTGGTTGAACGTAAATACGCAGGTTTTACTCAGTTGATTTTAGACATGAGGTATAGCTACGAGAATCATCCTTACCGACATAAGATGGATGATGAACGTAAGTCATTAGTAAATAGCTTTGATACGTCCTTATGGACCTTAGAAGAGTGGCTGTATGTGTTCTTTGTGCACAGGTTAACAGGATCAGGCATCAACTACGCTATTAATAAGACAGGCTACCATAATTCAATTCTTTTACACTTTACCGAATGTGATTCGATCATGGAAATGGTTGACGTGATTCAGGGGTTTAAAGGTCCTAAATTCACAAGCAGTGGTTATCAGATTGCCCCGTTTCCAAAACCTAAGGGTGATTATATTAGAGGCGGTGACTGGTTCATGTGTGAACAATTACCGGTGCTAGTTAGGATGTTTGCAGAATATATCTCGTCAGGCAAAAAAGACTTCAGAACTATGATGAAGTGGCTTGAGGAATACAACCAGGCTAGAGGCTTTAGGGTATTTAGATTCCAATATGCAGCAGTGCTAGCTGACATTGCAGATTTCTTTCCTAATCTTATTCAACCTGAGTCTCATTTCTTTTATGGCAAGAATGCAATTGAGTGTTTAAACTTCCTTGCGGTTAGACCTAAAGGAACATCTCAAACAAAGTTTCTTGATCAAGTTATGGATCAAATAACCGCAGATACGAACTCGTTAGCTTATAATGCTGAAGATGTGGCTTGCGATGCAATCAGATGGATTGAAAATTATATCAATCCAAAAGGAGACTATTCTCATTTGTGTTTGGATTCTATATGGTCAAGCCACGCGATTGCTGATCATCCATTTGGAAGACAGCGGCCAATGCTTACATTAGGTTTAGTTGATACATTTAACGGGTCAGGCCATCCATCTGACGATAAGATCTTAAAAGAAGCAGGAATAACTATTGAAGAATATCAAGCTCTTGTGAATGCGTGAATCTACCATTGAAAAGAAGGTTAGCGATTTCGCCAAAGATCAAGGTTGGTTAAGTTATAAGTTCACATCGCCATCAAATCGTGGGGTGCCTGACCGCTTGTACTTAAAGGAAGGTGTTTGTATATTCATTGAATTTAAAGCTACAGGTAAGAAGCCTAGCAAGCTGCAAGACAAGATCATTGGCAGGATTCGAGATCAAGGATTTAAAGTGTTTGTGATCGATAACGTTGGCAATGGTAAAAGTATTTTTATAAAATAAAATTTACAAACACTAAAATCTATGTTACAATGTCTCTAACATCAACAATTTTGATTGCTGTTAATAAAAGGATATAATGATGAAAACATATACTATAGAAAGTTACGACAGAAAAGCAACAGGAATTCTTGGACATATCTGCTGGGGTGAATCGGCAGAGACTTTAGATAAAGCTAAAGTGATTGCCAAGCAACATCAAGAACAAGGAAATATCCGAATCAGAATATTGAAAGGGAAAAAAGAAGTCTTGAGATATGCTGAACAGGGATAACCTACACGAATACCAAAACAGAGCACTTGCGTTTATTAAAGATAAGCGTAAGTGTGCTTTGTTTTTGGATATGGGTCTTGGTAAGTCTGTGACTACCTTGACTGCTGCGTCTGATATGCTTGATGATTTTCTTGTGCAAAGGATTCTAGTCATTGCTCCATTGCGTGTTGCTAACACTGTATGGAAACAAGAAGCAAGTAAATGGGACCATCTAAATCACTTAAACATATCTATTGCAACAGGATCTGAGAAATCACGACTGTCGGCGTTAAAGTCTAAAGCTGATATACATGTCATTAACAGAGAAAACATCCCATGGCTTGTACGTAAGATGCCATGGAAATGGGACATGGTTATTATTGATGAATCTTCATCGTTTAAATCTATGAAAAGCCAGAGGTTTAAATCCCTAAAGGCTGTAACTAAATACTTTAATAGTGTAGTCCTTCTGACAGGAACGCCTAGCCCTAATGGTGTTGTCGACCTTTGGTCTCAAATGTATCTGATTGACAATGGCCAAAGGTTAGGTAGAACCATAAGCAACTTTAGATCTAGGTTCCTGCACAAAGTCGGTTACATGGGTTATAACTGGGAACCAAATAGAGACGCTGACAAAGAGATTCAAGAATTAATAAAAGACATTTGTATTACTATGTCATCTGAAGACTATTTAGAACTGCCTGAAAGATTAGACTTAAACGAACGGGTCGTGCTGCCTGCCAAGGTTGAGAAGCAATACAAAGAATTAGAGAAAGAATTCTTATTGACATTGGAATCAGGAGACATTGAAGCGTTAAGCGCTGCGACATTAGCGAATAAGCTTTTACAAATGTGTAATGGTGCAGTCTACGATTCAGACGGAGGCACACATATAATACATGATCTTAAGATCCAATCAGTAAAAGAAATCATTGAAGATAACCCTAATGAGACATTTTTAATCGCATATAACTTTAAAAGTGATCACGAGAGGCTCGTTAAAGCATTCCCTCAAGCAGTATCACTATCAAAGTCAGGTGAAGAGGTTGATCTGTGGAATAAAGGCAAGATCAAAATACTATTAGCCCATCCTGCAAGTGCAGGTCATGGTTTAAATTTACAGAAAGGTGGATCGTCAATCATTTGGTTTGGTTTAAACTGGTCATTGGAGTTATATCAACAGTTTAATGCAAGGCTCCATAGACAAGGGCAAGAGAAGCCAGTTAAGATTATTCATGTTATTGTTGAGGGCGGTATTGACGAGAAAGTAATGAAAGCACTTGCTAATAAAGCTAAGACACAAAGTGACCTTTTAAACTATTTGAAAAAATAAACTAAAATATATTTTACAAATACGAAAACATGTGTATAATGATCTCAACAACACAATAAAATGATAAAACGGAGAAATAAAATGAAGCTAACAAAACAAGAACAAAAAGCATACGACTTCTTACTTGAGTCAGGTGCAACCCTTAAAGATGTAATTGAGGTAGTTATTAAATCAAATGGCATTACAGGTGTCGGTCTAATAAGCCTTAAGAATGACATTAATAAACAAATCGATTCTCACGATATATCAAAGTTTTCAGAAGAAGCTTTGATGAGCATGTAATGAGACCTGATAAATACGACGAAATGGTAGACGCATGTGCGCATCTACCAAAACACATTTGGGATGAAGTTAGACATTTACCAATACATCTAGCTGTTCAAACCGGAGAAGATCTCTTGCAACAAGAAAAGAATGACCAAAGAGCAAGAGAAAATTTTATAGAATTCTTATGGGAGATAGCGTTTGTGATAATGTTATTTAGCATGGGGTTCTTTGCTTTAATACTGTTTTAACTAAGGAGAATATATGACAGGAATAGAAATAGGCTATGCTGTAGCGGGGGTAATTGCAGGTGCAGCAGGAATGTACGCATACAAATGTGATTGTGAGAAAAAATTATTCAGTAAGATGCACGGATCGTCGTCTCAAATTAGCCGTTTAAGGGGCTATTTAGAATCAGGCCATGTGGTTAATCAAAAAATTGCAAAAGACCGCTTAGACATTAAGTCCTTAAGCACACTGCTACACAGGCTTAGGGCTGAAGGTATGGAAATTGAAACGGTTGCAATTAAAGGCAAAAAAGCAGCAGATTACAAGATTAAACGGTAATGGTAAAACACACACACGAACAATGCCATCAGGCAGTTGATGGCATAAAGATGTTGCTTGAACAAATAAAAAGACTGTCAGACAAAAACTCTAACGCGATGCATGTCTGTGATTCTGCGATCGATATTTGCAACAAATTATTAAGGGAGCCCGATGAAATCTAAAGTATATGAATTATCTGACGGTACTGAGATCACAGCAAGAGGTCTAGCAGATAGGGTTGATATTTCTATAACAACTGCACGATGTAGACTGTGTAGAACTAGAGACCCGTCAGTGTTATTTAAACCAGCTCTGGGAGGAGGCAATAGCGCTAAGTCGGGTCATTTCAAAGTGTATACTTTAGACGACGGAAGCCAGTGGACTATTCCTGAAATTGTCAAAAAGTCAGGGATAACTAAGCAATGCGCCGCAGCGCGACTACACAAGAGTAGGTCTGCTGAAAAGGTATTGAAAATCAAGGTCTTTGTAGAAGGCGAAGATAATAAAAGGATAAGGGGCTTAGTTTCTGAAAGAATGATTTTTGATCCTGACGGCTTTTGGAAAATATTCAATAAAGCCGTGTAAGAAGTGGGCAATGTGGTAAGTCCGACTGACAAAGCAGCCTTAATTAATTATCCAGCACTACTGGGTGTTAGTAAAAGATAACTACTGCGAAGACCACCTAACTTTTTAACTTTACAGGAGCATAAAACAAAGTTGACTTGCCAGGCAACAAGAGAAACTGCCTACGAATTATTCAGGTTTGCAAGTACAGTCGCAAGACTGCCCTTGGATCATCATGGAGCCCATCATCATTGCTTTTTCTGGCATCGTCATAAATCTATCAAAGAACGCATAAGCGCTCACACTGACCATTATTCCGGCCACAAATAATACTATACTTCTATTCATTATTTTCCTTTTGCTAATTGGGCACCAAAATAGAACTCAATTATCAAGGTTGCCCATTCAAACACTTCTGTCAGTTTTAGCATACCTTGTACTGTTATGTATTCTACCTTATCTGGAGTGATCTCAAACCCTAAAAAACTAAAGCCTTCAATAACTGTAGGTATAACTGTTGGAACATCAAACATCACAGGCGCTACTTGCGTAAACACAACCAAAGCTAAGATTACAAAAATGATCACTCTACGATTAAGCGCTGCCATTGGTGATTCTTTATTAGATTGTTCTCTAGCAGATTCAAGGCTTTGAGATCTAGCAGCAAACACATCCATCATTTGTTTTGTGTTATCCGCTGCTTGTTGGGATCTGATCGCCAAAAGCTTCATCAAGAAACCGCCCAATATAGGCAGCACGTTAGTAAGTAGTGACATCATCGTTCCACACTCTTAGCCCATTTATCAATCTTGGTCATAAAGAAGTTGCAGAAGTATTTAACCTTGTTCAGTATCGTCAACTTAATGTATTGACCTTTTGAATTTCTTACCGTTTGATTTGTTCTAGCCATTAACTTACCCTTCTTATTGAAATGCGTTATGCACAAAGTAGATAGGGATAAAATAGCCAACAGTCTGCTATCAGCACAATCGACTCAACCGCTGGCACTATTCTATCTTATCTATCTTCTGAAACAAAATCTTAATCTGAGAACGCTGTACCTCTATTCTAGTTTGCATCCTAGCCATCTCTCTAACTACCCATACAACACTAAGTAAAAACGCCAATACTACTGGCCATATTTGTACTAACGACGCGTCCATCAGTCTAAGCTATTTATATCTTTGAAGTGTCCGAACTGTCTGCCTCTAATCTCTTGAAGCATCTCCTTCATATTTCTACCTTCAACCTGTATTTCCTTCAACTCAATCATTACTTCTTCGTGCATAGCTGGCCACGCTTCAATAAATGTAGTATTCTTAGCTACTTGCCTTTCTACTACTGTGTGCCTAGAGCTTAAATCACTTGCCCACCATACAGTAGTAACTGTCTGAGCAAAGATAGCTAGTAATATAGCACCTGCTGAGTTCTTAACCCAATCAGGTAGTTCTATTTCTCTAGTCTTTAGAGATACTAGGTCAGCCTTGATTAAGGCTAACTGTGTCTCTAACGATTCTACTCGTTCTTTCATACCTATTCAGGTGTTGCCATCTCAGTTTCTGATTCTGCCATCTGT